GCCTCCACCAAGGACGGGAAACGGATCGGCTGCATTTTATTTAATGAGATCCATGAATATGCAAACTATGACCAGATGAACGTATTCACAAGTGCCCAGGGTAAAGCGTCCGGAAAAACGGCACTACACCCAAACAGAACAACATGGCCGAGGCAGATCATGATAACCACCAACGGATATGTGAGAGAAGGACCGTTTGACGATATGCTGGCCCGGAGCCGTGCTGTCCTGGAGTCGGGCGATCTGTCCGCCGGTCTGTTTCCTTTTTTATGTCGGCTCGATAGCACTGATGAAATAGGCAAGGAAGAACCAATGCATAAGGCGAATCCGTCGATGGAGTTTTTTCCGACCCTTGCTGAAACAATTCGTTCGGACTATAAGGACGCAATCGCCACCCCATCAAAGATGCCAGAGTTTATTACGAAACGGTGCAACTTGCCAGCCGCTAACCAGGCAGAGCAGGCCGTCACATCATGGGAAAACATTCTGCGGTGCTCGTTTATCGGAGAAACAGATGCGGAGCTGGAAAGACGAATCCCGAGGCCGGTCCCGGATACAAGGGGGCAGACCGCCATTATTGGAGTGGATTATGCAGATATCAGAGACTTTGCTTCCGTTGGAGTTCTGACTAAATCTGAGGACGATTTTGTATGGCTTCAGAAAACATGGATTGACAGCAGAAACCCGAAGTTCGCAAAATTGAAGTTTCCTCTCACCAATTACGGGCAGCCGGGGTTCACTGATTTCTGCGTTGTCGATGATCCTGTTCTTCCGGTCGGTGCGATCTGTGATTATATAGATGAATTAATGAGAATCTATAATGTGAAGAAGATCACAATGGATACATATAGATACTCTATTTTCCGTAACGAGGCAGAGCGCAGAGGGTGGACGATTGAAACAAAAACAAATCCGTATGGGGTTCTGCGTCTCATTAGACGGGTTGGATCCGTTACCGGAATTATTGCACCATATATTCAGGAACAGATTGAAACGGGACATATCATATATGGAGATTCTGCCCTCATGCGGTGGTACACAAACAATGTTGCCGTTACTACGGATCGGATGGGAAACGCCCAGTTTTCAAAAATCGAACCGATTCTGCGGAAAACAGATGGCTTCATGGCGTTTGCTGCCGCAATGTATTCACACGATCTGCTGGAACGGTCTGTAATTTACGTTTAAGCCTCGGATTTTCGGTCTATCGGCTCGATTCTCGGCTTTTGTGGTCCGGTTTGATAAAGTGTTCATCCGATCGCAGAAAGTCGAATTTGAGCCGTTTCTGTGCGAAATAGAGCTATAACCCTCTGGGTGTGTTGCGAAGCAGTTACAGTCATAAAAACGCACGCCTGAAAAATGTTCAATTTCCGCATCGTTATGCGTATTTTTGACCGTGGTCAGCACATCATCAGCTATAATAATAGTGTCAGGAACTGGGAAGCGAACCGAACCTGACTTACCTGATTTCTAACTCCTTTCTCAGCCTGTCAGCGGATACCGTTGCGCCAGGCACTTTTTGGTTATCCAGCGTGGCTACGGCTGCGCTTTTTTGTTGGAGGTGGCGATGTTTGGATTCTCACGGAAAAACGCTGACGGCAGCATCGACATGCTCGATGTAATCACGAGTGAACTCAGACGGCTGTCAGCATCAAAATTAGCCTTCTACCGTGCAGTGTCTCTAATCGAGCATGCAGTAGCTCGGTCCGAGATCATCCTGCAGAAGCGGGGGCAAGGCATGGTCAGAGATGCTGACTATTACAGGCTGAATATCCGACCGAATGCGAACGAAGATGCGACCTATTTCTGGGGGCAGGTGACACGTCGGCTGCTAGTCGAGGGCGAGTGTCTCATCGTTCCACTCGGTGACGGCCTATATATCGGTGATTCGTGGTCTGAGTCAGATGCCGTCACGCGGGAGCGTCGCTACAGCAATATCACGCTGATGACTGCGGGACAGATGCTGACGATTCAGAAGTCGTTCCGTGAGTCGGATGTCATGCATATCAGATACGACAACGCAAAGATCCGTGCATGTCTCGCCGCTCTGATGGCCGGGTATGACGAGACGATCGACGCTGTGAATGCAATGTTAGCAATGACCAACCGTCCGAAGTTCATTCTTTCCGTACGTGGTATGGGATCCATGGGCAATGTCGGCTTGGCGGATGCGGCAACCGGCAAGATGCTTACACGTGATGCATACGCAAAGAAACTGCTGGAGATCCTGCAGGAGGACAAGAGCTCGATTCTGACGCTCTCTGAGGGCATTGATCTGAGACAGATGGAAATCAAAAGCTCCATGAGCCCTGCAGAGCTTCAGTCACTTGTCGATACCGTAGACCGCACCACCGCACGTGCGTTTGATATCCCGTGGGAGGTTTACAGCGGGAGCATGACTGAGAAGAGTGATGGATCGGACGAATTCATCACATACGCAGTGGCACCGGTCGCTCAGGCGATCACAGAGGCGCTGAACTCTTCGTTTGTCGGCTATGACGACTATCTGGCAGGCGAGCGTGCGACAGTATGGCTCGGAAGCTTTGCACACCGTGATCTGATGGACTCCGCATCCGCACTCGATAAGCTGCGGGGCGTTGGCTTCTCGCTCGATGAACTGCGCGAAGCTGTAGGATATGTACCGCTTGACACGGAGTTCTCGCAGCAACGGGCACTCACACTGAATTACAGCACGGAGGAAAAAAATGGCAACGAAAACTGAGAGATTCGGGGCGGCTATGATGCAGGTTCGCACAGATACTGCTGACCGTCCAATTCATGATCTGTTCATCTACACGGACATCTCCGCATTCGGGACTTTTGACTGGGATACGTTCTCATTCGTAGAGTCCGAGACATCTGCAGACCACATTCGTGACCTGCTTGCAGAGATCCCCGACACCGATGAAATTCATGTACACATCAACAGCAACGGCGGCGACGCATCTGAAGCGGTTGCAATCGCATCAATGCTGAGATCCCGCAAGGGTCGCACAGTCGCAGTCGTCGACGGAGCCGCGCACTCGGCAGCTTTCACGATCGTGCAGGGCTGCTCAGAGCGTGTGATGTACTCTGGCACGACGGCCTTCATTCACAACGCATGGGCTGACGTAAGCGGCAATGCGGCAGAGCTCAGGGCGGCTGCTGATGCGCTAGACGCAACCATGGTGGCTGTGACGGATATGTATATGGAGCGTGCAAAGTGCTCTCGGGATGAGCTGACTGCGCTGTTTGACGCAGGGACAATGCTCAGCCCAGAAAAGGCGCTGGAACTTGGATTAATTGACCGCATTGCTACGGGCACAGATCCGGTTCTGAGTGCGGAAGAGGCACCCGCAGATAACAGCAACAACAATGACAACAATGACAACAATGGCAACCACGGCGCTGGATTTGATGCGCTGTTTGCATAAAGAAAGACGATGGAGGAAATGGGCATGAAACTTTCTGAACAGGATCTCAAGGCGCGTGTGGTCAGCATGATCGACGCGGCCGACGACAAGAACCAGGCAGTGTTTGATGCAATCGATATGATCGTATCGGCACGTGAGGGCGACATTGAGGATCGAGTACTTGCTGAGGCATCCCGTGCAAGCGCAGATGCAGCATACAAGGAATCGCTCGGTCTCCGCAATCTCACAAAGAACGAAACCGACTTTTACGAGAAGCTGAAGGGCGGACCCCGTGGCATGATGGCTGTTACGGCTGATCAGCTCGGCGTTATCCCGTCCGAGACGGTCGACTTCACGCTGGCATCCATCAAGCAGGATTCTGGCATTACCAAGCTGATCAATTTCGCACCGGCCAATGTTCAGTATTGGCTTGTTGGTGAGCACACTGGAGCAGCAGCATGGGGCAATCTGACTGATGCAATCGTTAGCGAACTCTCTGGCTCTCTGAAGACGGTAGCCATGAACGTATTTAAGCTCTCTGCCGTTGTCTTCATCCCGAAGGCAATTCGTGATCTCGAGATTGGCTATGTCGACCGCTACTTCACTGCAGTTCTGAGTGAGGCGATTCGCGATGGTATCGCTGCCGGTTATCTCTATGGCGATGGCAAGACTGGTCCGATTGGTATCGGTAAGCAGATCTCCAAGGCAAACGAAGACAAAGCTCACGACTGTCGCAGACTTCTCCCCGAAGGGACTTGCTGCGGCTCTTACAGCTCTGTCGCATCACGGCACTCGTGCAATCTCCAAGCTCTACGTGATCGCTAACCCGGCTGATGTATACGCATATGTGAATCCGGCGCTGTATGTCGATTCTATGGTAGGCGGATACATTCAGAAGGCCGCTGCTCCGATTGAGGTCATTGCAGACACCAACGTCAAGAGCGGCGATGCTTTCCTGACTGCTGAGGGCCTGTATACGATGGGCTTTCAGGGCGTAACCGTCACTGACTACGAGCAGACGAAGGCTCTTGATGACTGCGACACTCTGATCGCCCGCGTTTATGGCAATGGTCGCGCGGTTGATGATGACGCAGCTGTTTATTTCGATGTCACGAAGCTCGCAGAGTACAAGCTTCCGGCTCACAAGGCCTGAGCATTAACAACGATGATCGGAGGATGACGTATGGCGGAGAGTAAGACAATCGGCGTGCTGATCAATGAGATTCGTGAGGACTTTAACATCCCGCCGTACGTCACCGACGATGTTCTGAAGCGGTACGTGCGGGAGTCAGAGA